AGCGCATGTTTATATTTATGATTCTGCGACCACTGGCGGCATATCAGCGACAAATTTAATTTATAAATCTCTGCCGTCCAATGCGGCATCTTTCACGCCGTATCAGGATGTGAAGCTGCCGTATAAGAATGGCCTAGTCCTAAAGACTGACGCCGGGATGAACTTCTGCGTCGGCTACACGCCAAATCCATGAGGACGCCATGCCGTTGAAAAAGGGTTCCTCGCAAAAAACAATCAGCTCCAACATCAGCGAGCTGGTCAGTTCCGGTCGCCCGCAGAAGCAGGCCATTGCAATAGCACTTAGCGAATCGCGTAAGAAGCGGGCCGCTGGTGGAACCATGACAAAAACTGTCACCGCGCCAGGACAGGGCGGCATCAAGCCCCATGTTGGCCCGATCCATAGCGCCGTTGCTGGCCGCACGGATCATCTGCCCATGCATGTGCCGTCAGGGTCCTACGTAATTCCAGCAGACATAATCTCGGCTATGGGCGAAGGGAACACCATGGCTGGCTTTAAGATTATGAACGACATTACGAAGATGTACGGCGGTCTGCCCAAGGCATTTGCTGATGGCGGCATGGCTGGTGATCATGTCCCGATTGTTGCTGCTGGCGGGGAATATGTTATTCCTCCTGATGTGGTCACCAATGTTGGCGGGGGCGATATGGATGTCGGCCACACAGAGCTGGATGAATTCGTAAAGAAGATGCGGGCCAAGACGGTAGAGACGCTTAAAGCTTTACCTGGGCCTAAGAAGAACTAGGGGGTTAGTTCATGTCTGAAGACTTTGGAGTAAGAATTGGAACGCCGGAAGATGTCCATCCAATGATGGAATTGGCACTCCAAGCTTGTGAAGAAAACGGGTTTGTAGACCCCAATCCTCATAAGTTACTGGCTGAGATCTGGCCAGCTCTTAATCTTGATCATGGCCTTGTTGGAATTATTCAAGACGGCGGCGGGGAACTTGAAGGGGCTATCCTTCTCAGGGTGGGGCCGATGTGGTATTCTGACGCCAATGTTCTGGAAGAGCGAGCCATTTTCATTCATCCAAACTACCGTAGTGCAAAAGGGGGTAGAGCCCGTCGCTTGTGTGAGTTCTCCAAGAAAACTGCTGATGTCTTGGAAATTCCTCTGATGATTGGGGTCTTATCAAACCACCGGACGGAAGCTAAAGTCCGTCTGTATGAGCGTCAATTTGGGAAGCCAAGTGGCGCATTTTTCCTGTATAATGCGCGCACTGGCGCATTTAAGGCGGCTGCGGAGTAGACGGTATGGGCGGCGGAGGAAAAGGCGGCACTACCACACAGTCAGTAACCATCCCGCCAGATGTTTTGGCGCGGTACAATGCTGTCAATGCTAGGGCCGAATCAGTCGCCCAGCAGCCTTTCCAACAATATGGCGGAGAATTTGTCGCCCCTCTGACCCCTACGCAGACTGCTGGTATACAAGGCACCAATGCTGCTGCCAACCAAGCCCAGCCCTATTATGGCGCGGCTACGGGAGCAGCTTTTGCTGGCGCAATGCCAGTCAACCCCGGCGGGCTGCAAGTCGGTCAGTATATGAACCCCTTTACCCAGAGCGTTGTTGGGGCGACCCAAGCCGCTATGGGCCAGCAGCAGGGCCAACAGCTTGCCCAGCAGCAGGCGGAATCCATCAGGGCTGGGGCATTTGGCGGTGACCGCGCTGGCTTGCAGCGCCAGGCGTTGCGCGGTCAGCAGGGTCTTGCGCAAGCGCAGGCCATCGCTCCGCTCTATCAGCAGGGCTATCAGCAGGCTCTTCAAACAGCTCAGCAGCAGCAGGGCGTCGGCCTTGGCGCGGCTCAAGCAAATCGTCAAGCAGTTCAACAACTTAGCCAGCAGCTTAGTGGCCTTGGCACTGGCGCGCAGCAGGCAGCATTACAGGGCTCGCAGGCCCAGATGGCCGCTGGCCAAGTGCAGCAACAGACCCAGCAGGCGCAGGACACGGCCCAGTATCAGCAGTTCTTGCAAGAGCGCGGCTACCCGTTTCAGGTCGCCCAGTTCTTGGCGAACATTGCCATGGGCACTGGTGCGCTGTCTGGGTCGACAACGACGACGCAGGCCCCCGGCGGGTTCTTCTCTGATAAGCGCCTCAAGAAGGACGTTAAGGAGATCGGCGAGACCCATGATGGCCAGCCCATTTACAGCTATAAGTACAAGGGCGATGACCGCACCCAGATTGGCTTGATGGCGCAGGATGTCGAGAAGAGGCACCCTGAAGCTGTCGGAGTCATGGGCGGCTACAAGACCGTTGACTACAAGAAGGCTACTGAAGGCGCAGAGCGCACCCATAAGGATATGGGCGGCGGCTTGATGCCTGACGGTTTTGACTACAACTCGATGGGCGGCGCGGTTACCTCCGACATGGCTGGCGAAGGCTTTGAGCGCGGCGGCTACGTTGGCGGTGGCCTTGTTGGCAACGACGATTGGGCTCAGATCGTTGCGGCTAACAAGCAGGCTCTTGGCGTCTATGGCGGCGCGCAGCCTATAAGCGGTGGATCTCCGGGGGCAATGGGCGGATTGAATATCCCCACGTCCATGGCAGCGCCTAAGCTTATCACTGCTGGTGCAGCGCCGCAGCAGAAACCCTCTGGGATGTCTACTGCCATGCAGACTGGCAAAGACATCGCTGGCATCTATAAGGGCGGCAAAGAGGCGCTTCTTGGGTCTGCTACAGATAAATCTGCGGGCCTCATTGGCGGGGGCGGCAGCACTTCTGGCAAGAGTGTTTTTGGTGAGATTAAGGATTGGTGGGATAAACCATCTGCGGCTCATGGCGGTCTTATTGTTCCCCGCTATGCCTATGCTGATGGTGGCGAGACCGACAACGAGGTAGCGCCATACGATCCCAGCGAGACGATGCGCGGCGAAGATCCGATGAAGGATGTTTTAGCGTCAGGCTCCAAAAAGTATGAAATGCTGAAGCCCGGCCAAACTCCTGGCGGTGGCGGCGGCGGTTCCGCTTTGGGGTCGATTGCATCCGGGATTGGTGCCGCAAAGGGTATCATGGAAGCCGGGGCCTGGCTTGGCAGCACGGCGCTCCCATTCTTGGCGGGACTGTCTGATGCCCGCGCTAAGGACAATATCCGCCCCGTAGGCAAGACCTTCGATGGTCAGAACATCTACAGCTACAACATTGGTGAAGGGCCGACCCAGATGGGCCTCATGGCTCAAGAAGTTTTGGATCGCAAGCCGGAAGCTGTTGGACAGCGCGCTGGTCTACTGACGGTTGACTATGATCGTGCGACTGAAGATGCCCGTCCATATGCGTCTGGTGGTTTGGTTCCGCGCCAAGGATACGCTCTTCAGGGCGCAACTGACGTTCCCGCTGACTACTCCCCTGAAGCAGATATGCCGTCCCCCAATGCGCAGGAAGCCGGGCTTGTGGTTGACCAGCCTGCTCATGATCCTAATGCTTCTTTCCAAAGAGCAGTAGGAAATCTCTTGAAGCGTGAAGGTGGCCTTGGCGTTGATAATAACAGGGCACTTGTGAACTTTGGCATGAACCAGGCGTCACATCCTGAAATCAATGTCCGTGATCTTACAAAAGAAGATGCGGCTCAAAAGTACCGCAATGAGTATTGGAATGCAGTTGGGGGGGATAAGTTACACCCCGCTCTTGCCAATGTTGCGCTTGATACAGCTGCTATGGCTGGCCCCGCACGCGCAAAGAGTTTGCTGCAAGCATCTGGTGGCGACCCAGTTGATATGCTTCATCGGCGCCAACAATTTTTGGCAAATCTTGTGGCAAGCGGCAGATTGAATGATGACGGAACTCCTCGTTATGGGCCTAATGTTGCTAAAGCTTGGCAAAACCGTTACGAATCCATGTTGGGAGAGTTGGGGGCAAAACCTCAGGTAAATCTGTTGGGTTCCGCAACGAATGGCGCTCCTCGTCCACCCGGCCCTGTTGGCGCGGGCATGCAGCCTGCTGCCCCATCCGGAGAAGGCAAGAAAAGCATTGGCGATGTAGTCACCTCTGAAGGCTTCATTGTTCCCGCCTTGGGTTTCCTTGGCTCCATGCTGGCTTCTAATAAGCCCAATCTTGGCCAAGCGCTTGGCGAAGGCATTGTTGGCGGTGTTGGGGCGTATCAAGCACAACAGAGGCAAGCCTCTGAGCTTGCTAAGAAGGCTGCCGAAACCAAGCTTACAGAGTCTGAGGTTCCGCGCACTGAGATGCAAACTCAAGCCATTAAGGCTGGCATTTACGAGCGCCGCTGGATCCCCAATCGTGGGTGGATGGTTTTTGATAAGGCCAACAACAACTACTTTTTTGTTACGGATAAGGATCTTAATCCTATCAAGGGAACGGGATTTGAGAAAAACTATCAGCAGATTCCAGCTCAGGGCGCTCCTGCGGCAACTGAAGGCACGCCTCCGCAACCTTCAATTGCTGGGAAAACTGAATCGGACATTACGAAGCTTGCGCCGCCTCCTAAAAATGCCGTTGATTGGAGCCCTGTAACTTCTGTGCCTGCTGGGTTTGAACCTAAGACCCATATGGATATCCAGATGGATCCGGATAGCGCAAAGAAGTTCTTGGAAGACGGCGCAAAGGTTTTGGAGTCTCAAGCCGCCAAGGCGGAGGCTGCTGGGAAACAACGCATAGAGCTTGAGCAAATGATGAGTAATTTTGACAAGCTCTCGCAGAAAACATTGTTTGACACTAGCGGACCAGGCGCTGAAGCTCGGTTGAGGCTTGGCCTTGCGTTTAACACTGCGTCCTCTATTCTCGGGGGGAAACCTATCTTTGATCCCAACAGTGCTGCGGCTCAAGAGCAGATCAAGAAGGGTAGCTTCCGTCTTGGCGCGGCTCTCGCCAACTCAATTGGTTCAAGAGAGCCAGGCTTTATCGTTGCTCAATCTGTGTCGGCTAACCCGACAATTGAGAACAGCAAAGAGGGTTTTAAGCTTCTTGCAGCGGGCATCCGCGAGTCTGCTAAGTATGATGAAGATAAAGCTAAATTCTATGATTCTTACATGGCCCAGTTCAAGCATCTTAGTGGTGCCAAAGAGGCATTTGAGAAACTTAACCCACCTGAGCTTTATGCGCAAAAAGCTGTCATTTCGGCTGTTGACCCGACTGTTATCGAAGATCTGCGCAGATATGGGCCAACGCAAATGCGCAAACAAATTGATGCAAAATATGGGACTGGCATTACTAACATCCTGATGGGGAAGAAGTGATATGCCGGAATTTGAAAAGCTCCCAGAAGGGTACAGCATAGATCGTCGGATTGAAGATTCTCGCACTGCGCAGCAGCAGCAGGAGGGGGCTGGATATGAGGCTTTGCCTCAAGGGTACCGTCTTCCCGGTACAGAGCCCACAGCGTATGAAAAAGACTATGCTGCGATGCCTTGGTCGGAGGTTGCTTCCAGCGCCGCCAAGGAAGCGATCCCCAGCTTTGGGCGAGCCCTCAAGGCCATCCCGGAGGCTGTGATCAATTATGAGGAAACCGGGCAAGCTCTAAAGCAGGCTGGCCAAGGCATTGCCTCTAAAGTGCGTGGCGCGTTTGGGGAAAAACAGGATCCCGCCCAAAAGGCAGAAACTGAAGGCATCATCAATGCGATGATGGAGCCATTTACTTCCATGGCGGGGTTCAAGAAAGCGTTAGCGACCGATCCGTTTAGTGTGCTGTCCACGGCAGCCATTCCCGTCACTGGCGGGGCTGCTGGATTGGCCAAGGGTGCGCAGTTGGCTGGAACGGCCACCACTGCTGGTAAGGCATTGTCTGGTCTCAGCAAAGCTGCTGGCACAACCGCAACCCTCATGGACCCCGTCTCCACGACTATGGCCGCAGGGAAGCTGGTTGGTGAAAAAGTCCTCGCGCCTGGCGCAAAGGCCACCGCCTCTGAAATTTCCGGTCTGGCTCCCAACCAAATGGAACTGGCGTATCAAGCCGGGAAAACAAAAGAGCCCGCCATAAAGGATGCCTTCAATACCTATGCCTCTGGCAAAGGTGATCCCGTTGACTTGTCTCAGTCTACATCAAAGGCTTTGAAGGACCTTAAGAGCGATTTCATTGATGATTGGCGCACCGGCAAGGAGGCCATGATTGCTTCCCAAAAGGGCATACCATTTGATGAAGTTGATAGGGCAATCCAAGAAGCCCGCAACACTATCGGGCCGAGGGCATCAGCTCGCAAAAACGGCTTGGCCGCTCACGCTGAGCTGGACGCCATCGAAAATGACATTGCAAAGCTAAAGGCTATGCCCCCAGGTTCTTTTGAGAACACTCTTGGTGGCTTTGATCAGTTAAAGCGTGAGCTTTGGCAAGAGCAAAAAGGTGCGCCAAACGATATGGCGCAGACAGCTATCAAGCAAGTTCATGCCGGTGTTAGCCAAGCTCTCAGGGACACTGCGCCGGAATATGCAAAACATATGGACCAGTATATGTATATGCTGGACAATATGAATAATATTCAAAGAACGCTTGGTGCGACCGACAAAATGGCCGCAACACGCGAGATGACAAAGTTGATTAAGGCGCAGAACGACGCCACAAATAATCAGCTAATTCAACAACTTGCGAAGTACGACCCGACCATCCCGTACAAGGTGGCTGGTGCAGCTATACACCAGGCAGCAGGGCACCCGTCCAATTGGAGCAATGCGTTCACATTGTCCCAGTTGGCCAACCTTGCTTGGGGGTTCCAGCGTGGCGATCCAATTCACATGATGGGCGCAGCCGCCGCCATGGCCGGGAAAAGGCTGTACGGCACTCCTCAGAAAGTTGGCGAGATGGCTTATGGGGCCGGTAAGTATTCCGGTTCTGAAACAGCGAAGGCTCTTGAGGCGGCTGCCCCGACAGCGGATATCATCCGCCGTGCTGCCCAAGGCCCATTGCAGCGCACACAAGACGAGGAGCTGATGGAGCAATTTCGCCCGCAGCGCGCATCTGGTGGCCGTGTCTCAGACAAGCTGGTGACCATGGTTGACCGCGCCAGGAAGAACATCAACAATCAGACCGAGAGCCTTCTCAGCACCCACGATAATCACGTGGCGCGGGCGCTAGAGATTGCCAATCAGAATCTTGAGGGCTGAACATGACCAGCACTTTCAGCACGAATAAAAATCTTGAACTCCCTGCGAACGGCGACTACGTCAACACATGGAACATCCCGGTCAACGGGGACATGACCATCATTGACAACGCCTTTGGCGGCACAACCAGCCTGAACGCGACCTCCGGTTCGGCTACGCTTACGGCTGCGCAGTACCAGAAGCTGATTTTGAGCATCACGGGCGCGATCACAACTGATGTGACCTACACGATCCCGTCCGGCGTCGGCGGCCAGTGGGTGGTGAACAACGCCACAACGACGAGCAACGCCTCGCGGGTGATCATCGCGTCTGGCGGCGGCGGTGCCAATCAGGTGGCTCCCCGTGGCAGCCAGTCAACGCTGGCGTCCAACGGCACGGACATCTGGGCGGTGTCCTCGGTGGGGACCTCGGTGCCCACGGGCGGCGGGACGGACGCGATCTTCTACAACAACGGCCAGAGCGTGACGACGAATTACACTATACCAACTGCCAACAATTCTGGTACATTCGGGCCAATCACCAT